CCCGCTATTTTTTGTCTGAAAAAGTCGCTAAATATAAATATGACCTTGGAGTAGATATTATGGCATTGCCAACCATGGATTTACCAACTCACGAGTTGGAAATTCCGTCAAGTAAGAAAAAGATAAAATTTCGTCCTTTTTTAGTAAAAGAGGAAAAAGTGTTACTTTTAGCACTAGAAACTGATAATGAACAGAATATAAGAGAAGCAGTACATAATTTATTGAAAAACTGCATTATATCAAGAATAAAACTTGAAAACCTTGCAACTTTTGACTTAGAGTACATTTTCTTAAATATTCGTGCTGTGTCTGTTGGTGAAATTGTTGATATTAACGTTACTTGTACAGATGATCAAGAAACTACTGTTAAACACACTTTAAACCTTACTGACATAAAAGTTACTTTTCCAGAAGGACATAGTAACAAAATTATGTTAACTAAGGATACTGGTGTTATAATGAAGTATCCAACATTTAATAGATTTGTAGATGCTCAATTTGCAAATAAACAAGTTGATGAAGATACAGTTTTAACAATTATATCCGAAAGTATAGATCAAATATTCCAAGGAGAAGAGGTATTTGATGAATCTACCACTACTCCAAAAGAATTTTTAGAATTTGTAGAAAGTTTGACAAATGAACAAATGGAGAGATTACAAAAGTTTTTTGAAACTTCTCCAAGACTAGAACACAAGTTTAAAGTTAAAAATCCTAAAACTGGTGTTGAGTCTGATTATACAATATCAGGTTTACAAGCTTTTTTCGGATAGCCCTCTTTCACAACACGCTAGAGGGGTATTACAAGACTAACTTTGCTTTGGTGCAACATCATAAATATAATCTGAGTGATATTGAAAATATGATTCCATTTGAGAGACAAGTATATGTTTCTCTCTTAACCCAATATCTAGAGCAAGTTAAAGAACAACAATCAAAACAAAAGTAGATGGCATCTGGAACCGTAGGATATACTGATACTAGAGGTAATAAAGATTATCTCGGTATAATTGCAAACCAAGTTGGAAAGCGATTAAAACAAGCTTCTGACATGGCAGGGCAGGAACGTGCCTATGCTGAGGGAATGGCAGAAGCTGGTGGGACATCTTTATCAGAAGCAGGAATAGGAAAAGGATATTTTTTTGGAAGAGCCCTTGGTTCAAGATTTGGCGGAGATAGAATCGCTAGAACTAGGGGCAGAATGTCATCAAATCCTGGTCCTGGCAGAAATCCTGCTAGTAATTATAAACAGAGATTTCGTGGCGGATTTGACTATAAAGTAAGTAATAATATAATCACTGATACTGCACCTCTATCAAATGCAGTTGCTACAGGACTTGCTGGTGTTCAAGGAGGATTAGTAGCGGTATCGAACGCAATAGCAAGACAAGATAGTAGTATTTCTGCCCTTGCTACTACTCAAGCAGATATGGCGAAGGCAATCATGTTCAATGGTTACCTTTTCCAAATGTTTGCGTCTAATCAAAAGGCAAACAGTGGAAGAGCGTCAGCAAGAAGAGAAGAAAGTTCTATAGAACGTCGTGGCGGTGGTCGTGGTGGATTTGGTGGTGGATCTGGTGGCGGTGGTCGTGGAATGATCAATGTCACACCAGGCGGTGCAATGACAAGAAGAGGTGGTCGTGGTGGATATGGTGGTAATACGTCATCTTTTGGAGTTGGAGATATTCTGAACTTTGCTGGAGGAACAGCAATAGGTAGAAAAGTTCTATCAGGTGCTATACCAGCATCAATTAGACGTATTGGATCTGCATTAACTGGTGCACCATTATCAGCAGTAACTAGCAGAACAGTTTTAGATGCACTTGCTGGTGGTAAAATATCAAAAGGACTAGAACAATTGATAGGAGCACCAGTTCCTATAAAAGCTGTTAGAAGTCTCGCATCATCAGGAGCAGAGGCTGGTGTGAAGGGTACTTTGACAGTTCTTGATAAAGCAGTTAAAGCAGGGGAATTATCTCCAAATGCTATGCAAAGATTAGTGACTGCTGTTAGAGGATCAGCTGGTGGAAATGTTAATATAATGGACGAATTACTAGATGCACAGGCAAGACTTTCAAGAAGGGCAGGACCGTCAGTTGCATTTGGTTTAAGATCACCTAGTGGCCAGCAAATGGGATTAGCACAGAAGATGTTAAATCGTGGAACTACTGCAGAGAGATTCAAACATTTGAATGCATTTAAGAAGATGGGTGGTGTGACTAAAAAGCAAGCAAAGATTCTTGATTCTCTTGGTTTATCTGCTGGATCATTTGATGATTTTGGTCAACTTATACCAGGTACTGTAAGATCTCCTATTGTTGATGACATATTAAAATACTATCCAAATGTTAAGTTTAAAAATATTGAACAAGCGGTTGCTCTAACTCAGTTTGGAAGATTTGTTGAGTCAGGTATGAGTCCACAGGCAGCAACTAAAGCGGTAGAGAACTTGATGGGAACACAAGTTGCACAAAAAGCACTTGGTAGTGCAGGGGAAATTGCTGCAAAGAATACTAAAGTTGGTAAAGCTTTGGCATCAATCGCTGGTAAAAACACAACTTTAAAAATGATATCTAAGAAGATACCATTAATTAGTGCTGTTGCTGGAACATTCTTTGCTCTTCAACGTGCTATGGAAGGTGACTTATATGGTGCTGGTTTAGAATTAGCGTCTGGTGCATTAGGTTTCTTACCAACTGGATTTGGTCAAGGAGCTGGATTTGCAATTGATAGTTACCTACTAGCGAGAGACATGGGAGTAGTTCCTATGAAAACAGGTGCTGTTTATAAGAACAGAAGGGGAATTGGAAATCTTGTTAACAAAGGGAACTTTGTTGCTCAAGTTGGAGAAGGAGGAATTGATGAAGTAACTGCACCTTTAGATAAAGGAACGATGCTTAAGTTTGGTTTAGGTTTCTTTGATGCTATGGAAAGAAAAAGCAGTGACTTTATCAAGCATCTTGGATTAGGTGTTTTTGGAGGATTAGCAGCAGCAAATAGAGGCGGTTTGTTTAGTAATTTGATGCCAGATTTTAGTGGTATAAAAGAGTTCTTTGGAGAAGGTTTTAGTGGTATGAGAGAAAGTATAGGTAATTTCTTTAGTGGACTTAAACCAAATTTTGATGGTATAGTAGAAGGAATAACTAATACTTTTGCAGGAGCTATGGATTGGATGAAGGGTATTCCAGAGTATTTTTCTGGAGTAACAACATCAATAGGGGATTTCTTCAGTGGTGTTGGTAGTAATTTGAAAAACTTCTTTGGTGGATTGATGCCTGATGGTGATTGGAAACCTCTTGAGGGTATTAAAAATTTCTTGGGACTAAATGGCGAACAAGAAAACAATACCGCTTTTATTATGCCAGAGTATGATACTTCAAATCTATTCACAAATATTGATTCAGCAGAATTTTCTGGTATAGGTGATCTATCTTTACCTATTGGCGGTGCTGGTAGTTTTGTATCACCAACTATTATTAACAATTACTATGGTAGTGGAGAAGGCACAACAGAAAGTAAAGATGAGGTTCTTGGATCATCATTCTCTGAATTGGGATTAGACGCATTTTTATTAAATTATTCTTTCGCAACTAAGTAATGTCTGACGCTCAATATCCTAGTCAATGTAAATTATTAAAATGCACCATTACAACAAGTGATGGTTCTAATCCTAAACTTTTGGGAACTGATATGATTTTAGGGTTTCAATGGCAAGAAAACCTAATGTCACCATTTTGTGGTGGTAGTATGACCATAAGTGATTCTAAAAACTTTATAACTTCATATCCTATAAAAGGTGGAGAAAATTTAAAATTTGAAGTTGAAACAGTATGGGAAGAAGAACCCATAGTCTTTGAACTAAAATGTTTTTCTGTTAGTGGAAGACTTCTAAATGGCAAAACACAAGTATATCAAATGAATTTGATTTCAGAAGAAGCTCTTATAAATGAAACAATTAAAGTACAATCACGATTAGATGGAGATCCACAAGCAATTATTGGAACATTACTTGAAAAGTATATAAAAACTACCAAAGAATACTTTGCTGAACCATCAAGATTTAAAATCAAATATAATCCAGCACAAAAGAGACCATTTGATATAATAGCGAAGTTGACGAAACAATTTGTTTCTGCTAAAACAAATTTTGGAGATCCAACAACATCAACCACTGAAGACACTGAAGAGACTAAAGAGGAAATAAAAGGAAGTGCTGGATGTTTTTTCTGGGAAAGTCGTAGAGGATATAATTGTTTTTCTGTTGATGCTTTGTGTGATGTAGAGGGAGGAACTTTTGCCACACCTGAGTTAAATTCAGAAACATGGGGACCTTATGTCGAACAAATAGCAAACACTGATCAGGCTGGAGATTCAAGATTCAATGTCATAGGTTTTCAAGTTTCTGGTGAAGTTAATATTATGCATTCTTTAAGAAAAGGACAGTATTCTCAATTAATGGTATTCTTTAATCACAGCACTGGAAAATATTCTGAGTACTTATATAAAGTAAAAGAGTCATATGGAGAAATGTCACATTTAGGTGGACAAGATGCAGTTTCATTAGTACCCACTAATGGTGAAGAGTTAACTAACAAATATAGTAGAATATCCTCTAGAATATTGGATCATGAATCATGGTTTAATGATATTAGTATTGCTGATCCAGAAGACCCTAATGCAGAAAATCCCACAGAGTATGCAGATTGGGTAAAGTATTATGCAGCACAGTCCACAACAAGATACAATTTACTTACAAATCAAGAAGCTGTATTGAAAATACCTGGCAATCCTTACATATGTGCAGGGGATAAAATAGAAATAATGCTACAGAGTAAATCATCAGATGAAGAGAGAAAAGAAGAACCATTTGATAAAGAGACTAGTGGAATATATCTTGTTAAGGAAGCAACACATGCCTTTAACTTTCTTGATGGAACTAGCGGATTTGTAAATACTACGCTAAGATTATTCAGAGATTCTTATGGATCTAAGGTCGAACCCTCAGAACATGGGAACTAAATAGTAATGTACATACTGTACGGAGGAAAACACAATGAAAACAATTGAAGACCATATTCAGCATGATAAAGAAATTCTTGCTGATCCTAAAACATCAGAACCCATGCGACATCACATTGAAGATGAGTTGCATGACCTAGAAGAGTATGTAGAACATCATAAATCAGAAATTGAAGCAGGAGATCATCATGACCCTAATGTATTAGAGGTATTTTGTGATGTGCACCCTGATGAACCAGAATGCTTAATATATGATGATTAATTATGGCTGATGAATCGTTAAATCGAATATGCCCTTCTGATCTCATTGGAAACGATGGTGTTCAATGGTGGATAGGGCAGATCGAAGCAACCGCTAAAGGTGAAAAAAAGAACAAAGGCGGTTACAGATATAAAGTAGCGATTGTTGGAGAGCATCCTAAAGATAAGGATGCTTTTCCAACAGAAAAATTGCCATGGGCAACTATAATGCTCCCATGCACAGATCCCTTTATACCTGGCAACATTGGAGGTTCTGCCTCTCAATTAGTTGTAGGTACATGGGTTATGGGAATGTATCTGGATAACGATAAGCAAA